GAACCATATGAGCAAGCAGTAGCAGATGTAAGGGAGACGCTATGACGAGTATTGATGAAGTAACAGCTGAGCGAGGTAAGCGTTACGGAGACTATCCAGGCCATGCCGAGGTTAGCCAATCAATTAAGGCAATTCTGTACGGTGCGTTGCAGCGTAATGGCAACGTAGACGTCGCAACGCTTGATGATGATATTAAGGAAACGCTGGAGATGATTGCCCATAAGCTTGGCCGCATTGTTAACGGTGATCCTTATTACGCAGATAGCTATATCGATATTGCAGGATACGCTAAACTAGTAGGAGATCGATTAAATGACCTATAAACAAGATTTGACTAGGCGCCTGGAAGAAGCTACAACCCTCGAGGAGAAGCTTAAGATTATTGAGGAGGCGCAACAACATTTTGAAACTAATAATAAAGAGCGACGCGTAGTAAATGGTGAGATTGTAGACCCCGCCAATGCGTTTATCTGTGATGGCTGCGAGTAGGACATGGAAACTGTATTAATCGATTATCGAACAACAACCAACCCGGCGGTTGAACATATCGCGGCGATGTTGATGGCGCATGACTACCGGGTATCTGTATACAACGTAGACGACGGTCCAGACGGCAGCGTTATTAAAGACCTAGATGAGCGGGGATTCCCATACGACGAAGTGCGTCAACACTACGGAGAGGATCCTATCGATTACTGGGCGAGGGAAGTGCCAAAAGAAACCGACCTTAAGTACGCTATCGTAGATAACTTTAATGACGCGACAAAGTTTAAATGTCCGACATTAGTGGCAGGCTTCAATGACTGAGTATATTAGTAACGAACGCATCGAGGAGATTGCAGATGAATATTTTGAAAAACGTAATCGACAAGGCGCTGAGGAACAGGATTAAAAACCTTGAAATAGACAACGCTAAGTTGGTTGAGCAACTCAAGTGGTGCAAGGCCCGAGTTGAAGTGTTAGAAGAATCAAACGCCGACTCGGTTGAGCTTGCCCGCCAACACGTATTACTCTCTAATAAAGAGCAACTACTTATCGCTGAGCGTAAAGCATTGGACGAGTACCAGAAGCACTTGCTTGGCCTCGCCATCTTTAAAAGAGATGCAGAATAAAGAAAGCCCCCAGTTATTGGGGGCTTCTTTTATTTGTTGCTGGCCTTAGCTGCGACAGTTACAATACCTGCCGATTGTAGACCAAGTGCGATACCACTATAGATATCGAGACCTTGAAAGCCGAGATACCCAGCAGCCGCGCCGGTGGCAACTGCGAGGATGAGCTTACCAAGCCCACCCCATTCTTTCTTATTCAGCATGTCAAATGCCTTAACAATTGCAGGGATAATAAATAGGTTCAATGCTTCCATGATTAATCCTTCTTAAAAATACTCTTAAAGGCCTCTAGAAGGCTCTGTAAGAGGTTTCTAATATCTTTTAGTATAGTTGTACTATCTTCGTCTTTAAGCGCATCATGAGGCTTCTCAGTGGCCTCTGAAGACGTTTCTGGCTCGACCTCTGGCTCGGGTGTAGGCTCTGCAGCCGCCCGATCTTCTACGTGTTGAGTCTCGGGAGTCGGCGTGTTCTTAATGCGCTGCAGCTCTTTATATTCATCGCTTTGTCGCAGGTCGTCTGCCACCATCTGCCAGTTCCAGCCATTGCGGATTTGGCTACGATAGTGTTCGATACCGCCTTCATCTGCGTCACGCTCTAGGGTCTCTTTATAAAGACGCTTAATCTCGTTAGTCTCACTGTCAAATGCTGCCTGTAATTCACGAGCTTTAGCTTTTGCCTCTTCTACACGCCGAGCTTGTACTTGCTGTCCTTCGGCTGAGGCGAGAAGATCTTGCTTAATTTGCTCCCAATTCCACCCATTGTCAATCTGCTTAAGGTAGTGGGCAATAGCGCCCTCGTCAACGTTACGGTCAAGGATTTGGCGATACAAACCATTAAGGAAGTTGATTTCATCACTACGATCACGCTGAGCTACGATGTTTTCTACATAAGTACGGACACGATAGATATTATACCCACCTACACGCCAACCCGCGTTTAATGGATCAACGTCAGCGGCATATACAATACCTGCGCCAAAGTTAGCAGTGCGCTGGCCACTCGCGGCTACGTTCTCCTCGAATACAGTACCGTCACCCATGTAAACCCCGATATGGCCGTAACCACCACCATCGTAGGGCCATACAATGATGTCGCCCCGCTTAAGGTCACCTACCCGGTCAGCAATGCCTTGCGCTACAAGTGCTTCGCCAAAGTCTTTTGCATGACCACGAGCGGCAAACGGAGCTTCCACCTTTTCGCACATCTCAGCGAGGAACCACTTAATGAGGCTCACGCATTGCCCGGTTAAATAGCCTTGGCTATTGTCTGATTCTCCAGCTGGGAAGAAAATCCCGATACGCTGGCTTGCCCAATCTTGAGCATTAGCTGCTAGTGCCATTCATTCTCCTAGATGTTAATGCAAGTCGAGTCTCCAGCTATCTTGTACATGCGCCGGTAAGCGGAATTATCCTCTCCGTCGTATTTCCATGCCACCCAAGATGTTTGATTACCCGAGCTGTCTTTTATATTTACACAGTTAAGCATAGGGCTTTTACCGTCCGCGCCGTTTTGGCCGTTTACTCCATTAGTACCGTTCGCGCCATCAGCACCAGCTGCGCCGGTATCACCCTTACACTTACCACTTGCACAGTATTTAGCAACAGCTAGTGCAACTTGATCATCGCTCGCACTCTTGCCATCTGTGCCCTTACATTTACTACCATCACAATAACTAGCCACTGCCGTCATTACTTGGGCGCTAGTGGGGGATTCGGAACATCTATTAGTTGAACAGTAAGCTTTAACCGCTACTTGTATCTCACTATTTGAGGGGGTTCTCCCGTCCCTACCATTAGACCCTAGGACTTGGCCGACATTACGGGACTCGCCGCTTGAGTAATAGACGACGAGATCACCGTTTTTGTCAACCTGGGCACTAGTGATGCTAGTTACTGGTTTTTCTACTTTTGTTCCACCCGAGATAGTCACCGATTGGCCCGGCTGGAGAGTCAAGCTCTTAAAGAGAGTATAGCCACTAAAGGCTAGACTAAGTACCATCATTAAAGACAATATCTTTAACAGTTTATCTCGTTGAAGCCAGCTTATTGTCGACTTAATAATGGTCATCTCAGCAACCCTCCACTGCCGCGACTGAGCAGGGCGATGAGTATCGGTATAAACGATGTAATCACCGCACCTACCACCAGGCGGAATAGCCAACGGTTTCTATCTCTCGCTTCGGCTGCATCATCCTCTAGGTCTTTTACTCGGGCCTCAATGTCTTTCTTGTATAGGTCGAGTGCGTAGACCGGGACATATGTCGCAGCTTTGCGGGTTTCGTGGAGGTCTATGGCCTGCTGAATGGCTTCTTTGACCTCCCACCGGTTCATTGTTTCATTTTCTGCCACAATTCTACCATCCAGATTTTTGCTTATGTTTTTGTTTAGAGGACTTGACGACTCGGTTTAGTTGTATTTCGCGCTGAGCTGCTGCCTTCCGTTGTTCGCTTGTTAACTCAAAGCCGTCGTAAGCCCCCCTCACCTTGCTATTATACTCGCTGATAATGGACTGGGCTCTATTACGGCTACCTTCCTGGAGCGCCTGTTTGGCGTTGTCGTAAGCCTCTTTACGGCTAGGTATCTTATTGGTGCGCTGGAAGTACTCGGTAGCCTGTTCGCGGGCCTTTGATGAGTCCAGGCTCTCAATCTTTTGTTGCTGAGACTCTTTAACCGCGCTGAAGCTACCCTCTTTAAGCCATTTCTGGCCATTCTCAGTAGTGTACTTACCGAGGATTGCGGCCTTAAGGGCATTGCCTTGGTCTTGGTTTTGCACAAAGCGGGTATTGCCTTTATCGTTTTTAACAACACCCTCCTCAACTGATTTAATACCTTCAGTTGTACGCTTAGCTTGCGTGCCTGCCGGTACTATAAGCTGCCAGTTCTTATCCCAAAACTCTTTTACGCCTTCGCCTTTGTCCTTCTTAGCCAGTGCGCCGAGAAGTCCGGGGTTCTTTGCGCCATCGCCGAATAGAAGAGTCATTGCAGGTGAGCGGCGGAATTTATTCTTTTGGTCTCGCTCAAAGCCCTTCTCGTCCTTGCCTTCGATATTTGTCCAGGCCTGGATTTGGTCGTAGAATGGGATATGGTCAGTCTCCTTCATGCCGATGAATTGGCCGAGGGTTGCCTGCACACCCCATGCGGTAGCGCCCATTGCAACAAGTTTGCCCATATCGTTAGCAGCTAGTCGATAGTCGCCGTTCTTCACGTCCTTAATAGGCTTGAGACCCATACGAATAAGGAAGCCAGCTTGCTTGCCATCAAAGGTCGCCAGCTGGGTAAGGGTACGCATACCGGGCCCGTTAAAGGCTGCAGGCGCATCTACCTTACTAGTGATGAACTGAGTATCAACTGTTGCCTTAGTGCCGTACTCCATTGCTTTCTTCTGCACGAAGTCTTGGGCCGCTTGGCCGGTTAACCCTGCCTCGTTAGCCCATCGTTCCCACTTAGTACCGTTGAGCTTGAGACCTTTGGCTTTAGCGCCGGCGTAGGCTTGGGCGCGCATGATGTTGTCCATTGTAGACACCATCGACATGAGCCCGTCCGATACTTTATCAAACGCTTTGCCGGCCTTGCTTTGAGTCAAACCCTTAAGGTCTTTAAGGCCAGTCCCCTCGTCAAGGACGCCGGAGAGTTTAAGCTCTTTGCGACCTTCCTTGCTTGCGAGCATCCGTGCACCGTTCACCATGCCGACACCTGCCCATTTGGGGTTGAGGTTAGCAACTGTAGCAATCTCCTGGGTCATCTGGCGTAATGCAGTAAGCGGAGATAGCCCAAGCGTAGCCATTGCATTCACCGCCCGGATAGCACCGGTTGATTTCTTAAGCGCATTATGGCCAAACTGAGAGTCGAAAGCCTTCTCAATATTGCTTTGATTCTTACCCTTAATCTGGTTAATATAGTTGTCAAGGAATCCGGCGTAGGCTTCAAAGTTCTTATGCTCTGCTGATGCCAACTTAAGCTGAGTACTCACACTCTCGATCTTGCGGAGTGATGGCTCAATGTTCTTAGCTCGGTTGATACCGTCAAAGTAGGTGGATAAGACGTTCCAGACATCCTTACTGTACTCTTCGCCGCCTTTCTTACGAGACTTAAGCGATCCGATACCAAGCTCACCTTTAGCTAGTTGATTCTCATCAAATAGATTAGCCAAGCCTTTGGGGTCGTTATCTCGCATATGAGGGAAGTAAAACTCGCTGACTGTTCCGTAACCATTCTCTTTGAGCCAGGGCTTCACCTCATCCAACATGCCGCGGATTTCTTTAG